CACTCGGTGAAGGCCCCGGTGTCTGATGTGATCACCGGCGTGCCGCTCATCATGGCCTCCACGGCCACGCCACCGAAAGGCTCAATGTACTGGCTCGCAATTACAAGACAGTCGGCCTCTCTCATCAGCTTTTGCCGCGTCGGTTTGTCGGCGTACCCGATGATTTCTATGTGGTCTGTAGGCCCGTCGTACTCGGTGGCGAGGTTGCCTTGTCCTGCAATGACGAGTTTGCGGCCCGCGCGATGGCACGCTTCCGCCACGATGTGGCAACCCTTGGCGCGCGTGATTCTGCCGAGGTAGAGCACGTAGCCTGTGCCGGGGCTGACGGGTCCAAAATCGTCTGGCTCGAAATAGTTGGGAATGACCACTTCATAATCGTCGTTATTTGCCCGGCTGACCCGTTCACCGCCGTGTACTGCGTTGCGGATTGCGTAGGACTCAAAAACCTTCCAGCGGGCCAAATCACGCGGGAGGACCCACGGATACCCAATGCCAGACTCCACCACAAACATGTCTTGGTTGGCCTCGCAGATTTTGTGGTGACCCCACCCAAACGGAATCAGCAGAAAATCCCCTTCCTGCTTCGTCAGCCGCAGCTCTGCATTGCACCGGTCCGCAAAATTTCGGTAGGCAACGTCACCGGTGTTGTGTTTGAAAAACTCTTTGCGCCAGTCATAGGAGCCGTAAGCGGCCTCTAAGTCGCGATTGTGGCTCACGGTAACGTGCCGCGTACATTCAACCTGGCTCTCCTCGTGGCCGTAATGAATTACCTCGTGGCCGGCGTGCAATAGCCCCTTGCAGAGCTTTAAGACCTTCTGCGTAAACGCGCAAGCGTTGTACTCGGGGCTGGTGACGGTATGAGGGAGGCCGGGACAATGAAAGCGCATAAATCATCTGCCGTCGTAACCTCCGCGCCTCAACCACCTGAGACGCGGAGGACAAACACGACGACAGATGCAACGTGCGGATGCCGGCCTAAAAGTCAAACAGTTTCCTCGTCGTCGTCATCCTCCGAGGATTGCCGGAACTGCACCCCGTCGACTTCCTCCCGGTGCCACCGATGAATCTGCATTTGCCGGGCAAAGTAATTGCCAAACCCACCCTCAAAGCCGTGCGTCTCATCCCCATCGCGGTGGACCTGCACGAAGATTTGCGCCACGTCGAAATGTTCCGCCAACAGGTTGAGGGCCCGTTGCAACGCCTCCCGCTCTAAGTCAGTCTGTAGCATGATTGTCTCGGAATGTTGTTGTGGATGCGGAATTGGCGGCACTCGTAACCGCGAGTCACGCAAAACCGTTTTGCTGTCTGCCGTGAAATCCCGAACATGGCAGCAATCTCCGAAACTGTGTACCAGCCGTCCGGCCGCGATTCAAACGTGAACGCCTGCGCCAGCTCCTCCAGCGGCGTTAAACCGGCAGCCTGATTGCTCCGCTTGTTGTCTCTTTTGCGAGCCATACTTGGGTTTCATTGTCACAATACTCTCCCCAGGCAAAACCGCGAGACCATGACGTGGTCGCGCGTCTGTGGGCTGCATAGCCAGCCAACTGGGGATCCCCCATCCATCCCACACAGTAACCTGTTGGATGATCACGCCGCCGGCCCTCGTGCTGGCTGACCCGGTGCAAATGGGCAATGATGACCTTATTTGCCGGCCCTGCGCAGATGGCCTCAGCGTGATCGCGCAACGCCATCTCGTTGGCCATGTATCCGTGGCCGGTTAGGCAGTCGCTACCGAATGGTGTGCGCCAACCGTCTTGGAAGTTATAGGGCACCAGATCACACCGCAACCGTTCTGCCTGCGACTCTAAGTCAGCGTACACACGCGCCGCTAGGGCCGCCACCATCGCGCGTGGCGAGGACATTAGCCGCACCAGCCGGGCCTCATGGTTGCCGAGATGCCAAACGGATGGCTCTAGACGCTCAATGAACGCTAGGCCGTCTTGTAAATCTGATTCGGGATTCACTGCGTCATCTGCTGTCCCAATGGCCCCTTCGCGCAGGCAGGCTAGGTCAATCGCGTCACCTAGGTGCACCACTTTGTGCGGCTTCCAGCGGTCTTTAAACCGCAACACTCCGCGCAATAGTTTCTGGTCAGCCAGATGTCCGTGCGAGCATCCGACCGCCAGAAACCGCTTCCATGATCGCGTGATGTTAGCCATTTTTTAAACCGGCCTCGAACAGCCTGGCTTCATCCTCGCGACGCCTGACAAGTCCCGACGTGGCGGGCCATAATCGTTTCATCGACCGCAGCAAACCAGGCACCGCCTCGGCATGATTAGTGGCCAACGCATCCTTGATGGCGCGCATCTCGCTCCGCCGCTCACCGGTGAGGCCGTTGCCTCGGTTGAAAACCAACGAGAACAGCGCGGATGCGCAGTCATCCGGCAGCTGGCCGGCCTGCGGGTAGATGCGCAGCGTGCGCACCCAATGCGTAGGGCAAGTCAGGTCGAGAAACACTTGCAACGCTTTGCGCCACTCCACAACAACGCCAGACAAGCTCGCGCAAAATCTCCTCGCCTCGGCCTCTCGCAGCCCGATGGCGGGCCTCAATCTGTCTGCCTGCGGCAATGAGGCCCACGCGTTCTCAAACTCACTCTTATTGCAATAGCCAAGATCAAAGCCAATACCAATGGTCACGCCGGATTCGAACCCCGGCACCGTCGGCCGCGACAAAAACCGCGTGTAGTAGCCCTCACCCCCGCCAACCTCGTGATCCAGCACCAGCTTTAGGCCTGCCTCGCTTAGGGTCATTTGTTGTCGCGTTGTTTAAGGGCCCCAATGGCGTTGATCAGTTCCTGCTCCAGGGTCCGGTAGCGTTGGTCAGAATGCCATGTCTCAGCGGTCGCCGCTGTGTGCGTCTGTCCTGACTGTAATTCCAAAATCTGGTGGGGTGACTGCGATACCCGAGGAACGCAGCAACTGCTGCCGGACACGGTCAGCGCGAGCATGATCGCCCGTGTTGCGAGCCCGGTTGATTTCATCCTCATACATTGTGACATAGTGCTCAATGTCTCGCTCCAGTTCCCAATGCGCCCGCACCGCTTTGATTTCAAGCAGGTATTGCAGCGCCTTAACGAGTGCCACAATCACGGCTTGCGCTCTTTGCGGAGGACGTTAATCAGGCCGATGACTGCAAGGCCCGTGGAGATGATTGCCTCCTGCATTTCGGGATGCAGCTTGATGCCCAACGCAATCCCAAGGGCCGCGAGGCCACGCCACGTGGATGGCTCAGAAAGCCGGTCAATAAAGTAGCTCATAAATCTTTGCTTGCGATACGTTCCCAAAGGCTTTTTCGGTCGCGCTCACATTCAGCGATGGCCTCTTCCAAGCGGTCAAGCCGGTGCGTCCGTTCAGCGTGCAGCCTTGTGATCAGGTCAGCGTTGTTACGCGTCATCCAGTAGACTGCCAGCAGCAACAAAACGACGATGAATGGCTGGCCCTGCGTAATCTTCAATATTTCGTCCATCATGCTAGTGTGATGTTAAGTCTGCGCACTACAATCTGCACACCAGATGCCGGTGCAGATGCAAAAGAGACTTGGTTAGCCGCGATCACAAACGCCCCATTGGTAGGGTCAGGGTCCTGCTCTACGCCATCCAACTGCACCAGGTACTGGGCACCGGTGTCTGTTGCCTGATAGCCCGTCAGCGGCCCGTATGCGCTGGCGCTGCCATCTGCTGTGAATCGCGTTGTCTGAAACGTGCCAGACGCGCTCGACGGCATTGGGCCGGTCGCGCCCGTAGCCCCCGGCACCGTTGAGGCAGGTCCGGTAGATCCGGTCGCGCCGATTACGGATGCGCCCGATGCGCCAGTGGCACCAACTACCGACAACCCCGAGGCACCGGTGGCTCCGACAATAGATGCACCGCTCGGGCCCGTGGCGCCCTGCAAACCGGCGTAGAGATCCACGCCGATGGTTTTGACGCCATCAACGCATCCGTCGACCTCGACTTTGTAGGTGGTGCAACTCATTCGGCAGGCGGCACAAATTCCGTGCCGTCGTAGGTC